ATTTTATAGATAAAAAGGTAAACATTTCATCATGAAACCAAAAACAACCAGTGAATTGAGGGAAGAGGTCGAGAAACAAGTTGAGTATATATGTGACTTGAGTGGTTATGGGCAAGCGCTACATCCAAACGACATTAGACACTGTTTTAAGACAGTCATCCACCAACGAGAACAACAAATCTATGCAGAGCTGATGGAGAAGATAGAGCCACCAAAAGAATGGAGACATTGCCTTAAAGTGGCATTTGGTCAAGAAGAGACTTGTGCACTATGCGGATTCTGTCCTGAAAAACTAAAATCCATTATCAATAACATACTCAAACATGAGTAAAGAAACAACAAAAAGCTGGAATGACTTACTACGGGTAAAAAAATTAAATGAACAACCATTGCACAGTCCACACCTCGTTTTATATTACGAAAACAATCTTATAAAGTCAGGCGTGTTCTCTAATAGAATAAAGGCTGCATTATTTGTTGAAGAGTTTGATAAGAAACAACCTCGATGTGTAGAGAATTTTCTTGGAATATACCCTAATACAAAAGATATGATTGATTACTTAAATAGTTTGAGGTGGCTTAAACTTAAATATGAGTTTATACCAATTTTATCAGTTAAGTAATCAACAACCATGCTTAAACACTTAATCGAACAGTGGCTAGGGGAAGAGAAAGAAACCTACCACCCAAATAATCAACACCAAGAAGATGTATCTATTGCTTACAACGATGCAATCTCCGACCTCAAATCCCGTATACCAGAGCTAGAGGAGATGATTTTTGGGGAGATAGAGAAAGAAAAAACTAATTTACTTTTAAGTATGCTTGAATACGGTCACCTTGGTGCTGGATTTATTGATGGTGTGCGTCTTTTGATTGAATCAAGGGAAATAAAGTTACAGGCAGATGCAGACATTATCACCTCCCTCAAAGGAGATAAGGAATAGATATGTCAATTAGCTTTAACAAGGAATATATCCAAGAAGCAATTACTGAAAGAATAAAGATATGGTCGCATTTATTAAAAGAAGATAAGGAGTAGACTTATGAGTAAAATAATAAAAGACCCTAAAAAAGTAAAACTTACAAAAAAAGAGAATGAACTTATAAAGAAAATTATTGGAGATTTAGTTGATCAGGGTATCAGACCCCTGGTGCTACTCGGCCTTGCAACCCATTGTGTGGGCGCTGTTTCTTACACTACGGGAGGTATGGATACTGATTTATTGCTTGATATAGTCAAATATCGTGTCGAGGATCATTTAGAAAAGCTAAGGAAAGATAAATGATCTGCCATAAATGCAAACAACCCATACCGCACAGAAGACACGCCTATTCTCTCAATACCGGAGAGGGAGATGTCGTCCATGTGTTTTGTAGGGACAGAATCAATGGGTGTGGATTGCTCCATAGACCAACAATTAAAAATCATGATATAATTACACCATGAAAAGCACAAGACTCAAAAAATTTGACGAAGAGAAGTCAGCCTGGGTAGATACTCTACTCGAAAAGGAATTAAATCCACTGGTATTGCGATTGTCAGAATTTCTCTCAGACCGGATGAATAAGGGAAAGATGAATGCGTTGTATCGAATACTTCATCTCATCCTCGGATACTTCTACCGGCTCGAGATAGACCACGCGCAACAGGGAGTGATGAAGACGAAAGGGTTTAGAAAACAGGGGTTATTTATTAAAAGCGTAATAGTAACAGTAACTTTGAACAAAAAGGAAATAGGGAAAAAGGAAATACCCTTGGGACTTTTTGCAGGATAATATGTCAGGGATAGATAGAACAGAGATTTTGAGGAAAGATTGCTCAGTATGTCGAGGAGAGGGATATACTGGATCAGCTGGAGGGGAGCAAGCATGTGACTCTTGTGGTGGATCAGGGATGGTAGAGAAGGAAGTACCTTTCAAATTCGATGGCCCACGATCGGAAGAAGAAATACAAGAATTGTGGGGATAAGGAACAATGGCACCAAAAAAGAAAGTAACAACACCAAAGAAGAAGCCAGATAGTAAGAGACTCAATGGAAAGGAGTCAGGCAAACTAAAGAATCCCAAGTGGGAGCTTTTTAGTCGTTTATACTCAGGATCAAATAAAGAGTTCTTTGGTAATGCTACAAGGTGCTATAAACATGCTTTTGGGTATGATGAGAGATGGTGGGATGCAGAAGAGGCCAGGAAGGAATTTGCATATGGCTCAAATGAGTATCGAGCGCAGAAAAAGATACAAGCAGGGATCGATAAGACGTGTTCTGTTGAAGGATGCAGGCTCCTCGGAATCCCTAGTGTCCAGAAAAGATGCGATGAACTGCTTGATGAAACACTTGTTGATGTCAAAGTAGACCGAGAGAGAGCGAGAGTGATCAAACAGAATAGTGACTTCTCTTCAAAGATACGAGCAATTGAGAGCTATGACAAAGTGAAGAACAGAGTCAAAGGAGGTGGCGAATTGTCGGGAGAGATTATTGTTAAATGGGAAGACTAACCCATGTCAAAAAATACAGTATTCAAAATAAGCTATAAGCCTAGAAATTGGGCCAAGCAAATGCACAGCACACTAAAGCGATTTATTGTGCTTGTTTTGCATAGACGTGCTGGAAAGACTACCGCAGCTATAAACCATCTCAACCGTGATGCGCTCAGGTATGCAAATACAAAGTACGCATACATTGCCCCAACCTATAAGCAAGCGAAGCGTATTGTGTGGATCATGCTCAAGGGGTATGTCAAAGGAGTGCGCGGTATACGTTTCAATGAGTCAGAGCTCACCGTGTTCTACCCAAACGGCTCAGTCTTGATCGTGGCAGGAGCCGACAACCCGGACTCTCTCCGAGGTATTGGACTACATGGAGCATTTCTTGATGAGTATCCATTGCAGAACCCTATTATCTTTACCGAGATTTTATCAAAGTGTGTCGCGGATACTATGGGATATATTATCTTTGGAGGTACACCGAAAGGAAAGGATCACTTCTACCGGACAATGCTTGTGGCAGAGCAAGATCCAGATAACTGGCTTTTAATACGAAAAACAATTGATGAATCCCTCAAAGAAGAGGATGGACAGGTCATAGACAATCTTAGAAACGCCTTAGAGGACGATAAAAGGCTTGTATTACAGGGATTGATGAGTGAAGACCGCTTTCAACAGGAGTGGTACAACTCTTTTGAGGCATCAGTACCAGGTGCGGTATATCTCAAAGAGATCAGTTTGGCCCGAGAGCAAGGGAGACTTGGACTCGTATCACACTATGCTGGGCAACCGGTATATACCGTGTGGGATCTAGGAGTGGGAGATGCTAATGCTATTGGGTTCTTTCAGGTTATAGCAGGACGACCCGTGATGATTGATTACTATGAGAATACAGGACTAGGATTGCCAGCGTATATCAAGATAGTAAAGGATAAGCCCTATATCTATGCGAAACACTTTGCTCCACATGACATCAAGCAGAGGGAATACACCACAGGGCAGACCAGACTAGAGACAGCAAAGACTCTTGGAATAGAATTTGAGGTAGTACCAGGAGTCAGTCTTGATGATGGAATTGATAAGACTCGTATCTTCTGGTCACGTCTGATTGTCAATACAAGGCTATGTCAGACGTTTCTGGACTTGATTGGTATGTATCACTACATTGTGGATGAAACAACCGGTATGAGGTCAAGAATACCTCACCATGACTTTACATCCCATGCAGCCGATATGTTGCGATACGCCTCTCTGGTAGAAGACCAAATGAGGATGGATGAAGTCTTTGATGATGTAGAAGAGACTGATACTTCGTTCTATGAGCCATACATGGGTACAGAGGATCCGTGGAATGAAGACAAAGGACACCCGATGCTAAAGGGAATCGATATAGGAAAACTGTAACATATCAACACAAAAAGATGCTTGACAAAATAAAGCATGGTATAATTTATTCGTAACACTTCATTGCCGCCTTCATGCGATGGAAAAAACATACACACAAACAAACACAAAAGAAGAAGGATCAGTAACAGTCAATCCACTTGCGGATAAAGCGCTACAGGTTGCATGCAAACAATATCGTACAGCGATAGAATTTCAGCAACCACGTTTCAATGAGATCCTCGAGAATGAAAGAATGCTTGCAGGAAAGACAACACCAGCGCTTAAAGGACGAAACAACGTACCTTTTGACAGCGTTGTGATGTCTGGGTTTATTGATACTTTGATCTCAAAGATTGACGAACCTCTTGATATCGATTTTATACACACACGAGAAGAGGATAAAAAGGCAGCAGAGAAGACAAAAGCAGTATTTGAAGTAGAGAGCTCACCAGATTATGAGAATTGGTCAGCAAAAGACTTGGATGCAAAGAGACTCGCATCAACGTCTGGACGAGGATTCTTTAAGTTTTATGCAGAGAATGATCCAAAGTTCAAGACATGTCTTGATGTTGTTGACACGTTTGACATGTACACCGAGCCACAAGGGGGACGGTATCTTGATAAGCATATATTCAAAGGGCAACACAACATTTTCAGAAGTGAGACTGATCTCAAAGGAGGAGCAGAGTCCGGATACTACGACAAAGGTCAGGTAGATAAGCTTATAGCTACAGCCAAAGCAAATCCAGAAGGATTCAAAGAGACTGAGGATATCTACAAAAACAAGGTGAGTCTCATGCAGACACGGGGGCTTGATATTCAATCTCACAACTATGTGGGAGAAGACCTGTACATGCTCAACGAGCATGTGATGAAGATGGGTGGGCAATGGTTCCATATGGTATTTTGCTACAAACACGCGGTATGGTTGCGATTCAAGAAGCTTGAGGAGACATTCAGTGTGGCAAAAGACTATCCAGGCCGTGGGCCATGGGCATCATGGGCGACACACATCGATCCTTTCAACTTCTGGTCAAAGGCACCGGCAGATGATGTACGACCTATCGCGGCATCAATGAAGAAGATATTCAACCTTACGATTGATAACCTCGAGAAGCGAAACTGGGACATGAAGGCGTTTGATTCGAGAGTATTCCCGGATAAAACAAAGCTTTCATGGGGGCCAAACAAGCTCATACGGGCAAACCTAAGCAACGCAAAGGGGCTCAAAAACATCTCAGAGGCAATCTACGAGTTCCAGACACCAGACACAACAAGTATTTCAATCAATTTGTTCGAGTTTATGGACAATATGATCGGTAAGAGTACCGGTATCACCGCAGGAGCGCAGGGAAAGACTGATGATGAGAAGGTGGGTATCTACTTTGGAAACATGGAGCAAGTGGCAGACCGAATGGGTCTTACAAACAAAATGTACAAGCAGGTATATGAGGATCTAGGAGTCATGTTCAAGTATGGGGTATACGACAATCTCCGAGAACCATACGCAGTCAAGCTCATAGGACTCAAAGGGGTAGAGTGGAATGAAGAGCTGAGACGTGAAGATGCAGCAAAACCTTTCAGGGTAGCAGTATCAGGAGGAAATGATGATCAAAAGATATCAGGACTCATGGCACAAAGGCGTGATGCAACGCTCACAAGAATTGAGAACAACCCGGCGCTTGCAGGACAGCTCAATCCAAAATGGCATATACGAGAAATACTCGAGAATGGAGGATTCGAGCCAGAAGCAATCAAAGTAGGGCTTGATACCAACACTGATGCAGACCAAGGACTACTCTCTGAGGCAGCACAAGCCATTGCAGACATCGTGAGTGGTAAGTCTCCAAAGGTCAACAGAGGAGCAACGAGTGGGTATGTACAGAAGATTGTGGACTTTGCTCGAGATAACGAGCTTGAAAAAGAAGTTATCGAGAAGCTTGTACTCTTTGCAAACGCTCATATCCCTATCATGGTGCAGAATATGGCCCGTCAAGCTGCTCTTCTCAACATGATGAAGCCAGCCCAAGAGCAACCTATTCCAGCAGGGGCAGGGGGAATGGAGCGGAGGCCGGAGGAAGCATTACCAGTAACAGCATAAAAATAGTATGGGTATCATCGACGAACCAAAAGTATTACAGAACATTAAAAAGATACGGGCTAAACTCCAAGGGACAGACCGAGATGATCACCTCGAAGAGATAGACCAATGGGAAAAGGATGCAAAGAAAGCCATCCTGGTGGCAAACCTTCAAGATCATGAAGGTATCAAAATCCTTTCATCAAACATTGCAAGAGAGATCGCAAACTTGAATACACGTCTCACGACAGAGAAGTCAGACACTCTCCCTGAGACAACGCGCGATGTGATCATTGATGTCCGGGACTACATGGTCTGGTTCCTGGGATTCTTTGCAGATGCGCAAAGAAGTCTCAAGGAAGTAGAGGAGACTGTGGAAAACCAGCTAGAAGAAGATGATGAAGATTAGTATAATATATATATGTTCACGTCAAGAAAAAAGAAGCTGGGTATGAG